TGGAGAAGTACGAAGCAAAGAAGCGTGAGCTTGAGTGTGGAAAAGAGAATGGAGAAGGTGGACAAGTCGAGGGACTAGGACAATTAAAAGGTACAATACCTGCACGCGAATACTTTCGCTGGCATCAGGACAAGCAAGGATGTTGGGGCGATAAGCAATTCACCAATGAGTTCTTTCGTGACAACCCACATCTTAAAGCAAAATCATTTACCAAGAAGACCTTCGTATCTGGAGGTTTTAACGAACCAAGCTTCGCATGAGACCGATAGCAGTAAGCACCATGTTGGCCAACCTAGTAAGTATGGTTGGCGTGGATTCTTTTCTTACTGCTGAAACAACTGCTGCCGTACGCAGCTTTAATCGATTTGGCAAGTTAGCGTGGGATCGCACTGCATGGCCATTTGTATCACGTATAACACAAGTCATACCAGATGTGCGTGTACGAAGCGTACAAGTGGGTAGTGGAGGAGCGAGCTATACATCTGCACCATCTGTCGCATTTAGTGGTGGAGGAGGTTCAAGTGCCGCAGCCACTGCAACTATTAATGCAGATGGAGAAGTTAATGGAATTGCAGTTACCAACAATGGCACAGGATATACAGGCACACCCACAGTTGCAATAAGTGGTGGTAGTGGAAGTGGTGCAACTGCCACTGCAAGTATGTTAAGTTACCTAGACTTTGGCACAACCATAAGCGAGATATTTCGAGTCACTGACCATGATCCATTGGATGGCAATGCAAGTGATATTGCATACAAGAATGTATATGTAACAGGTGCAAGCGAGTATGGAGAAGCAATATTGCCAGACCATAATTCTACCGCACCTGTATGGGTGTATTACCGCGCACCATTCCCAGAGTATGCAAGTGGAGCAAGTGACTTTCCATATGTATTCAGCGAGTATGCGGTAACGGGGGCATATGGCATGTGGCTGGAGGCCGACTCGCAATTTGAAAAAGCTCAAATTATTTACGCACAAGCGGAACAAATCATTCAAAGCGAGTTAGACAAGCTCGAAAGACAAGAGGGGCAAACAACCCCAATTACTTACATTACGCACGGAACAACTGCCGTTTCATCGGCATAAAAGGAACAAACATTATGGCATCAGAATACAGAGGTTTAGGACTAAATGGAGGCGAGTACATTAATGATACTGCGGTTCACACAGGTAAATTCTTTGCAATCCAAGCAACAGAAGCAACTGTACTTGCAGCACAAGTAAGTAACATTACAAACTTAGATGATATTTGCACAGGACAAGATGCAACTGAGCTTGCTGCTGGAACTGTACTCTACGGAAATTTTTCAAGTATCGATCTTACAAGTGGTGCAGTAATTGCCTACAATATCTAGATGGGAAGTTCGACCATATCACTTGGTCTTGGACTAGGTGGAGGTAAAGCTGCGACGAGTAGTGGAACATCTGGTGGTGGAGGTACTCCATTTGAAAATTTAAAAAGCGTAAGCTTTGATGGTACGGATGATAGTATGTCTACGGCATCTTCATCCGCATTTGCGTTTGGCACATCTGGGTTTTCAATTGGTTTATGGTTTAACAGTAATGGAACATCAAATACTAATATTTTTGATTTTAGAAGTTCAGGGGGTAGTCTTAATGTCCCCTCACTGTGGTTGAGAACGAATGGTGGAAGCTCCCATATACGCTATTATGTTCAAGGCAATGGAGGATATAAAGTAAATTGCTACGACAATCTGAACACAGGCACTTGGTATCATGTTCTTATTGCTGGAAACGGCACAACCACAAGCATTTATTTGAACGGCAATAGTACGGCAGTCGCAAGTGGCAGTGATAATACGAATTACGAAGCCGCACCTCTGACTATTGGGAAGTATTTCGGGAACAATTCATATACATGGAACGGTTTGATCGATGAGTTTGCGGTTTGGGATGCTTGCCTCGATGGCAATGATGCTAGTGCTATTTATAATAGTGGAACTCCAAACGACTTAACAGATGCAGGGAGTTACAATACGGATCGAACATCGAATTTGGTGGGTTATTGGAGAATGGGAGATGGAACAGAGGCTGGTAGTGGCACGACTATCTACGATATGTCCTCTAATTCTAACAACGGCACACTCGTAAACGGCCCAACTTACTCAACCACAGTACCCTCTTAATAAATTATGAGCAGAAAATATGTCATTATAAATTCGGACGAAGTTGACTCTGTTGATTTTAGTAAGGTGGATGAGACTAGTGCCGATACAGTTAGATTCTCAGTCGATGGCACAAAGACATTCGTTAAGTTTGACACTGACACAACACCTTCATTCTTGGATGGTAAAACGCAATACTCCCATTCTGAGATACTCACCATTTTAGCGACTGACGAGTGGACTCCTGACGAACCTCCTGGATGATTCACGCCACACCATTTTTAATGCTCATGCTTTGCTCCTGTTCCATGCGTTCTGCCTACCCTCTGATGGGAGGGTTGGCTGGTGGTGCTGCCGGATCGATTGGTGGCCCGGTAATAGGTGGACTCTCTGCTGGTGCTGGTGTCCTAGCTGGTGAAGCATTAAAGAACAAAGATGCTCTTATCGAAGCAGAAGAAAAAATCGATTTACTCACACACGGTGATGTATCTGCACTTGTTGCGAAAGGTATGGAAAGTCACAAGTCTGGATTCGATAAGTTTACCAGCACGATAAAAAATATTTTAATTGGAGCAGCAGTATTACTTGGTGGTTACCTTGCCATTCCAATCTTCGTAGCAAAAAGAACTGCTCGTCAATGCTCGCAAACCGAAGCAATCAAACATCAAACTCGCGCACCATTTCCTGTAAAACCACCCTCCCGAAATGAGAAATCTTGAATTATTAAAAGACAAGTTCATGGACATGTCGAAGAAAGCTAAAATGATAACCATATTTGCCGGACTTGTCGTTGGTATCATCATATTAGATTGGTTGTTCTAATGATAGATCGCACTGCAATTCTTGGCATGAGTGGTACAGTTGCCACTTTTGGTCTCGCACATCTGGATGATTTATTTGGATGCATTGCGGGTGTCATCACTATTATTTACATGGGTAGAAAACTCTACCTAGAAATCAAGAACAAGTGAATGGCACGTTATCGTACATCAGGTAGATTAGATGACCAAGTTCTTACAGACGGAGATCGTGGATTTCGTGGCATTGATTCATACCAAGAAGCAACAAGTTTAGAACCGGGCTTCGTACAGACAAGCGAGAATATGCGCTTGATTGGTGATCTTGCAGAGGTACGCAAAGGTATAGATTTCCTAGCAGGTGCAGTTACACTGACCTACAACGGATCAGATGAGCGTGTATTTGCCAGCACATTGTTCAGCGACCCAGCAACAGGCACAGAGTTTGTGGTGGTTGCAACCAAGTCAAAAGCAATCATATGGAATGATGCAAACAACTCTGGTATCAACATTGATTATCCTGGTAGTGAAGTAGTGGCAGAAGCAGATGGGGCGAGCTTTGTACAGTCACTTGAGAAGCTAATTTTATTTCGTGGTAAAAATAAAACACCACTTGAATGGGATGGAGACTTTAGCAGTCCTACTGACTTTGTAGTCAAAGCAAATGCAAGTCCTGGTGCTGGACGCATACAATGTCCAAACACAGATTATGGTGTATTCTTTCGCAATCGCTTAATTATTCCACAACCCACAGATAGTAACTATTCCATTATCATGTCAGACTTGTTGGACACAGATAATTACTACGCTGCTGACTCACAATTTAGAATCAATAAAGGAAGTGCAGATTTTCTTGTAGGCTTTTTTCCTTACCAAGAAGATCAGTTAATCGTGTTTATGCGTAATAGCATCCATATGATTAATAACATTGCCACAACTAGCGCAGCCAACACTTACGAGATTACTCGTCAGCATGGTTGTGTGGCACGCAAATCAATTGCACAGTCTGGGCCACAAACATTCTTCTTATCAGATAATGGGGTCATCGTCTTGTCACCCGGTACAGACCCTGCAAAAGGACTTGGAGTAGCTATAAGTAAAGTAAGTGGCGAAACCATACCCATGACCAGACCTATACAGGATCAATTTGATGAGGTTAACTTTGCAGCAGCAGATACTGCATGTGGTATCGTGTATGATAACGCTTACTATCTTGCAGTACCCACAGGTAGTTCAACAGTACCTAACAAGATTTTCGTGTTTAACCTACTTACATCGACATGGACAAGTGTTGACAGTTACCCGGCAATGGCAGGTAGTCTAGCATTTCATGTAGATGATTGGGTAATTTGCTCGCATGGATCTGCACCAAC